TCGATCGTATCTCACGACAATACAAACACAGATAGAATATACGTTTATTCAAGTGGGTTGTATTCTATACACTTCCATGGTGATGTTGCTCAAGGAACAACAACAAACGATTTTGAATTTGCTGTTACTAAAAATACACTAAACATTTGTAGTGGTAGTTTAATTGCTGGTAAAAACTCAAGTACAGATAAAATGACAGTCGGGGTTACTACCCAGGAAATTTTATCAGCCGGCGATTATGTTTCATTAGCCGCGCGATACGTTGCGTCATCTGGTGGTGTATTTAACAATGCTGTGTTGAGTGTTACCAAATTAGAAGGAGTAGCAGGCCCGCAAGGACCATCGGGATCGGTTGGCCCAGCTGGAGCAAACGGATCCGGTGCACCGAGTGGTAGCAATAAAGAAATTCAATATAACAATGAAGGAAGTTTTGCCGGAGCTGCCAATGTTGAAATCCACGGAGGCAACTTGCAATTAGTTTCTACAACTGATCCTGCAGCACCAAGTGCAGGAAACATTCTACTATATTCAAAGGATATTGCAGGTAAGCAGATGCCAAAGTGGGTTGGACCAAGTGGTGTAGATTCGCCCCTTCAATCTAATCTGGCCTTTAATAACGTGTCTATAATAGGTCCTGGTGGTGGTACAACTGTCGGTGTTCTAGGATGTACTGTAACAAGTGTCGGAACAATCTCAAATCCAAACATTGCATCAACAAACCTGAAAACCCAAACAAGAAGAATTACCAATACTTCCGCAACAGGTGCAGGTTCATTGGCATCAACTCGTATTGCATCGTTTGAGTGTTGGAGAGGTAATGCTGCTGGTTTGGGTGGATTTTTTATTGTTGCAAGATTTGGATTAACTATATTACAAACCGGTATGAGAATGTTTGTTGGATTAACAGATAACGCAACTACAGCACCTACAAACATTGACCCAACGACATCAACCACTCCAGGTAAAATAGGTATGGCAATTGCTGCAAGTACGGGTAACTGGAATCTAGTTCACAACATCACAGGAACGTCCCCTACGGTAATAGCGTTAGGCGCAAGTTACCCAGTAGACACTACAAGTTTGTATGAAATGATACTATTTGCAAAACCAAATGACACTGCAGTAACTTATCGTATTACAAACCTATCAACTGCAGCACAAACGTCAGGTACACTGTCAACCAACTTACCTGCATCTACAACACCACTAGGAAGAACGTGTTGGGCAACCAACAATGCAACCGCTGCTTCAGTAGCATGGGACTTGTCAAGATTCTCACTAGAATCAGATTATTAACATAACTTATATAAGAACAAAAATGGCTTTAATTATTACTCCGACCCTAGAACAAAAGATTTACGTACAAGGTACAACAATCGAACTTGCATGCGTATATAACCGCTTAGAATTTTCATGTCGATCTAATGGAATTTCCATGGAAGTAGCATTTTCAACTTACGTTGATCATGATGCATACGTTGCAAGAAATTTAGTCCCAACTAATTTGCCTGTAGGAAATTTACTTAGAGACATTGATCCGGTAACACAAACCCAAGGCCTTACTGCAGCACATGAACTTGCAAAAGCATGGTACGAGTCGTTAGGATACATTGTTAGCATAGATTTGGTTTGATTTTAGCATAATACTTCTTATTATATCTAGAAAAGGTTACCAATGACAAAAAAATTAGACAAAGAACATCTAGATGCAATTCAAGATCTGCAACAACGATTTGCACAAAATGCATCATGGCTTGGCAGTGTTGCAATCGAACTAAAAATGCTAGAACGCCAACAAGCTCAAACAGACGCACAGCAAGAAGAACTAATGCGACAGTTTGATTCACTTCGGGAAGAAGAACAACGTCTTGTAGAATCTCTTAAAGAACGTTATGGCGAAGGCGAAATCAACATTGCTCAGGGCACATTTACTCCTACGGTATAACGGTTAGCACACTACTTAACATATTTATATTAAACAAAATCATAGGAGTAATTTAATGGCAGAAAGAATTGTTTCCGCTGGGGTATTTACGAACGAAGTAGATCAATCGTTTTTACCAAAAGCAATCGGACAACTCGGTGCAGCAATTGTCGGTCCAACTGTAAAAGGACCTGCATTAGTACCAACAAAAATTTCTTCCTTTTCTGAATTTCAACAAATATTTGGTTCATACACCGCAGATTCGTATGTCCCATACACAGTTGAAGAATATTTAAGAAACGGAAATGTAATGACAGTAACTCGTCTTTTATATGAAGATGGGTATTATTTAACAAACGGCGGATTAGCAATCATTGCTAAATCAGGATCCGTTCAAGTAGTAACTCACGTTCTACATCCAACACAACCAGTGTCATCCACAGGCGCTAGCAACGTGTTTGAAAACTCCGTGCTAACAAATTTAGGATCGGGTAGCTTCACAATCAACGTATCAGGATCATATTCAACTGATACAACAGTACCAGGCTTCTCAGCATTCTTAGCACCACTAGGAACTGCAATTTCATCTTCAATTGTTTCCACAGCAAACAGCTATCTTACTAAGATTTTTGGAGCATCTCCAAAATCAGTAGATTATCCAGCTTATGTGCAGTATGAAAACAAAACAGCTAGCAGCTTGTTTGCTAATCTAGGCGATGTAACTGTAGAATTGGCTAAATTGTCTAATTATGAGTTCTTAGCAGATTATAGCACAGCAGCAACACCATGGATTACATCACAAAAAATTGGAACGGCAGTTAAAAACTTGTTCCGATTCCACACATTGTCCCATGGCACATCTGTTAGTTCAGAATTGAAAATTGGTATCCGCGATGTTCGTTTAGGATCTGAGGTTGCTGATCCAAATGGATATGGAACATTCACAGTAGAGGTTCGTCGTGTTAATACTACAAACATTGCAAATACACCATATTCATCTCAAGACACAGATCAAGTTCCAGACATCGTTGAAACATACATGAACTGTAACCTAGATCCGGATTCGCCAAATTATATTGTGCAGAAAATTGGTAACCGTTATCAAACTGTATCTGATGCTGGTGTTATCACTATTAACGGTGAATATCCAAATCTATCTAGATATATTCGTGTAGAAGTTACAGATGCTGTAGCAAACAAGACCAACGAAAAGACTTTGGTACCGTTTGGATTCCGTGCAATGTCATCCCCAATGCCAATGGCATCTGGCTCATTGAATTTGTCTGCAGTTACTTATAAAACATCACAAGTAGTTTCAAATGTGTACAACGCAAACAACTACTTCGGGTTTGACTTCACAGCAACAAACAACTTGAACTACTTAGCACCAGTTCCAACATCTGGTTCAACTACAGGTAGCAATACAGATTTCTACCTAGGAAACGTATCACAGGATGCTGATGCAGCATTCCCTTCATTAACTTCTGCATATTCAGGTTCAGTTGAAACTGCATTGACAACAGGTACTGCTTATTTCACTGCAAACGTTGCAACAAGCACTAGAAAATTCATGGTGTCAATGCAAGGTGGTTTTGATGGAGCTCGACCAAACCTTCCTAAAATGTCTGGAACATATATCAAGTCAACCAACACGTTCGGATTTGATTGTAGCACAGCAACGGCTACTGGTACTAAGTCATATAACAAAGCATTTACTCTGTTATCAAACACAGATTACTATGATTTCAATATGCTTGTTACACCAGGTATCTTGGATAGCAAACATAGCAATGTAACTACATTGGCTCGTAACTTGGTAACAAATCGGCAAGATGCATTCTATGTGATGGATTCAAGTGCAATAACTGACAGCACTGCAACCGTAGTTAATCAAGTTACTACATTGGATAACAATTACACTGCAACTTATTGGCCTTGGGTTCGTATTACACGTGATAACAAACCATTATGGGTTCCGCCTAGTGTAGTAGTTCCTGGAGCATTAGCATTTAACGACGCGGTATCATTTCCATGGTATGCACCAGCTGGATTGAATCGCGGTGGATTAACAACGGTATCTGATACTTATATTAATCTTTCACAAGCAGATCGTAATACCTTGTATGAAGCTCGTATTAACCCTATTGCCAACTTCCCTAACGATGGTGTAGTGATTTGGGGGCAAAAGACATTGCAGGCTCGACCAAGTGCATTAGATCGTGTTAATGTGCGCCGTTTGCTTATCGCAGTTAAGAAGTTTATTGCATCTTCAACTCGTTACTTGGTATTCGACCAAAACACGAGCGCTACCAGAGATAAATTTACATCGATTGTGAATCCATATCTTGAATCAGTGCGTGCTCAGCAAGGTTTATATGCTTTCCGCGTAGTAATGGATGCAACAAATAACACACCAGATGTTATTGACCAAAATATTTTATACGGTCAAATATTCTTGCAACCGACTCGTACGGCAGAATTTATTATTCTTGATTTCAATATTCAACCAACGGGTGCAGCATTCCCTGAATAGCGATCAGAAATAAAATGTAGGAAAGGTATGACTTCGGTTGTACCTTTTTTACGTTAACGATATTTATATGAAAATAACAAGGATAAAAAAATGCCATTAGTAGATAACGTAAACAATGCATTAACTGATTTCGGAGCCGAAGCAGATTTTTTCAACAAAGCATATTCGTGGGAACCGAAAAAACAACATCAGTTTATTATGCGAATTGATGGAATTCCTGCATACATAATTAAATCAGCCGGAAAACCTTCTGTAGATAATGGAGAAGTTGTATTAGATCATATTAACGTGCAAAGATACGTTAAGGGTAAATCTGTATGGGAATCATTGGATGTTACACTATACGATCCAATCGTACCATCTGGGGCACAAGCAGTAATGGAATGGGTACGCTTACACCATGAATCTGCATCAGGACGAGATGGTTACTCTTCTTTCTACAAAAAAGAAATTTCACTTCGTCAACTATCTCCATTGGGTGAGGTTATTGAAGAATGGATATTGCATGGAACATATATTCAATCAGCTAAGTTTGGTGATTTAGATTGGGCAACAGAAGATCCAGTTGAAATTTCATTGACTCTTAGATTTGATTGGGCTTTCTTGAATTTCTAATCAGATTACATATTATGCAATGGGGGCTTCGGCTCCCATTTTTTGTGTTCGAAGATATTTATAATAAAGTTATATAAAGGATTCAAATGAGTAAAATGACCGATCGTATCGACAATCAAAACATCATCAATTTAGCAAGACAACAGTACGAAAATGAAAAACGCAACAAATTACCTACGGTAGTTGTGCCGTTGGATTCTGCTGGTAAAATTTACCCGGTTGGACATCCACTTCGTAACGGAACTGTTGAAATGAGATACATGACTGCATACGATGAAGATATCCTAACCAATGTTTCATATATCAACACCGGCATAGTGTTTGACAAGTTATTGGAATCGGTGATCATGACACCAAATGTATTCAACGATATATCAGTTGTAGATAAATTAGGACTAATTATTCGCGCTCGTATTTTAGCATATGGTTCAGAATACACAGTAACAGTTGTAGATCCTAAATCAGGCAAAGAATTAGAGCGAACTATTAATCTAAACAAGCTTAAAGCAAAACCATTCACCTTAGAATCCAATGAACTAGGCGAATTTGCATACGAAGTAAACAAAGACTGCATCATATTCTTCAAATATCCTAGTGTGGATACTGCAGATGATTCAATTTCAGGATATCTAAAAAACATTATTACACAGGTAAATGATTCACGTGATGAAACTCACATTGAAAATTTTATACGATATGAATTCTTTGCAGGTGAATCTAAACGTTTCCGCAAACATGTAACAGACAATATGCCAGGAATTGATTTATCTGTAGAACTCGAAGGTGAAAATGGGGACACCTTCATAACTGGGTTTCAACTCGGACCACAACTTTTTTGGTTTTAGACCTGAAGATCGTGTTGTAATGCACGACAATCTATTCAACCTAATATGGCACGGCGAAGGTCGATGGTCATGGGACGATGTGTACCATATGCCTATCATTATTCGCACACTTTGGGTTAAACGGGTCAATGAAATCATTCAAACAAAAGCCGAAGCCGCAGAAAACGCAATGAAAGCTGCAAAGCAACGCACAGCCCGCAAAAAGAAATCACGTTAATATTTATATTAAATGAAAATCCAAGACACATATCAACTAATTGCTCGGTTAAAACAACAACCACGTCATGGCGCAGAATCAGTACCTGGAGATCTTGAAGATGGGG